AAAAAGATTGTAGATTTTGACCCGACATTTATTGCAAGTATTTTTTCAGCAAGTACAGCATCACTAGGTTTTTCCATAAAAAAGAAAAAAGATACTATAGTAGATAATAAGAACTCTAAAGTAGGCATCAAATGAAAAAGCTACTCTTACTAGGTTTATTTATAGTTGCACCTTGTTACGCAAACGGAGTACCTTCTTGGACTACTGGCTCTAGTAACCGCACAGAGAATACTACTCAGACTATAACTCGCAGCGTAGTTACAGAAAAATATGGATCAGCCTTAAATACTTGGGAAGCATCTAATATTTCTGTAGCTGCATCTGCTGGTATTGCTGGTGGTGATGCAGTATTTACAGTTGCAGATACTTCAAAAGATTGGTCACTTAGTATTACTACTAGGGCAGCAAGCCAAAT